GGCCACCTGGGCATCGCCCGGCTTGCCTATGCCGCCGTGGTAGCCATCGCCTGGCTTTGTGCGGACGTTGTTGCTGCCGCTGGTGAGCGTGCCGGTCTGTTCGTCCAACTGGGCGGCGGCATCCTTGTCCAGCAAGAGGTTTGCCGGCCAGCGGCCCTTGCTCGATTCGATAAATTGGCTGCCCTTCTTCGCGGCCGACTGCATGATCCGTTCACCCTGCTTGCCGTGGAAAGTCGTGCCGTTGCGGTCGGCGTTGTACCTGTAACCCGGATTGTTGCCGATGCGTCCGGCGTCGATATGCAACCCCGCGACGCCCCATTTCTCGGCGTTGTGGGCCAAGGTGCCGTCGAGCGGCTTCATCGCCAGGACAATCGGCTCCCACGCCGGCTTGAGGGCATTGGCCCAGCCCGTCCACTTGGCGGCCAGCGGCGTTGCCGGGGCGGTAATCGCGCACTCGGCTTCGGGATCGTGCAGGTCGCCATAGACTTCGTTGGTCCGGCCATTGTCGGCAAGCGAATAGCCGGGCAGCCCGAGCTTTGTGCCCACCACCTCGCGTTTGGCTCCCTTCGCCTTGTCGATCATCTTGCCCACGTCGGCGGCCTTGGGAAAACCTTGGCCGTGGAGCCACATCAGGCAGTCCCGAATCTCCCAGCCGGCCTCCTCGATCGCGCATATCAGGTGGTGGTAGGTCCGCGTGCCGCCGAAGGCCAACATGAGTGCGCCGGGCTTGCAGACGCGGGCAACGGCTTGCCAATAGATCGAACCAGGGACGCCGTGGTCCCAGCCCTTCTCCATGAACGAGAGTCCATAGGGCGGGTCTGTGACCGCGAAGTCTACCGACGCCTCGGGCAGCGTCGGCAGCACGTCGAGCAAGTCGCCGTGGTAGATCGTGATGTCGTTCTTGTCGTAGTACGGCTGCAATTGACTGGCTCCGCAATTGACTAGCTCACAATGCTCGTGTATCTACCAGTTAAATCACCAAAAGCGGCCGAGGCGCTCACGGTTGTCGCCGCTTGTCTTCGAGGTAGAAGGTCCGATCCGGGGCTTCGCGCGAGCGAAGATCGCCCCAGACGTTCAGGCCCACGGCGTTGAAAAGGCCGTAGATTTTGTTGAAGCAGTAGCGCACCGAGGGTTCGGCCGTAGGGCTTGAGCCGGATTTGACGGCATCGCGCCACTGGCCGAGCGTGCCGGTTATGACGGCTGCCAGCACCCCACGGGCCAGGGTCTCCGCCGTCACAAACGGCATACCCGGTGCCAACTGCAAGATGTCGAGCATGTCTCGCTCGTCGGCGGCAACCAAAATGCTGAAGGACGCATGTGCGAGCAGGTTTGCCGAAAAACCGACTGGTGCCTTCTCATCACACATTGCGGCCAAACAGCTCAGGAACCTCTCGGTGTCCGACAAGTTGCGCCGACAAGCATCGGAGGAAATCGCCGGTGAGCGCCCCAGCATCTTGTGACTGAGACCAATGAAGGTGTCAAAGTCAATCAAGGGCTGCGAAATCAGGATCGCTGAAGGATTCATCATGTTGCCTTGCCTTGCCTTGCCTTGCCTTGCCTTGCCGCGCCGCGCCGCGCCGCGCCACGCCGTGCCCTGCCCGGCCTTGCCCAGCCGCGCCGTGACTGACCTCGCTGCGAAGCTCGTGAGAGACGCCGCCGGGACTTGAACCCGGACCTCCAAGCTCCGCTTGGCGTGCTACTTGAACACCACAGTGTCGAGAACCCTGCCGGGGCCTCGCGGCAATCCAGCAGGGAATGAATGGATCAGCGGACGCGGCCGGAGCCGGCTTTCTCTTCGACGCGCTCGACGCCGTTGTCCTTCACGGTGAGGAAGGCCGTGATCTGCTTGCAGATCGCCTCTTCGGACGGGACTCTGGGGAAGGGAGTCGAGCATTTCGTCACCAGCGGGGCGTGCCATGCGCCGTAACGGTTCTCGACCAGCCTCGTCCGCAGAGTAACGGGGACCGGATCGCGCGGCACCAGCCCGCTGACATCCTCGCCGGCCGCGGCCCTGGCCTGGATGCCCGCTTCCGTAATCGGCAGGTAGGGGAACAGCCGCTTGGCCTCCCGCAGGCTGCTCGTGTTGCCGCAGAAGAACTCCAAGAACCGGCCCGTGGAGCGCTCGTAAACCAGGAAGGAGATGCCGGCCTGACAGTGGGAATTGGGCGTCTTGGCCCGCTCTTCGATTTCCTGGAAGGTCTTGGAGGCCCGGTCGTAGCTGACGACGATGGCCTGCATGTCGCACATGTCGATGGCCTTCGGCCGCCGGGCCAGCGGCAGGATGTCCACGGACGTGCCAAGATCGGTGATCTCCTCCTCGGACTCCTTGATGCCGTAGTGGCCTTGGGGGATGAGGCCCTGCTGGTTGACTTTGCTCTTGGTGAACAGTTGCAGCCGGCTTAGAAACTCGCTCCCTTTCGCCAGATCGGCGAACTGCTCGTCGGTGCCGAGTTGCGTGGAAGGAAGCTGGTTGAAGTTGACGGGGACCAAAGCAGTGTTGTTGGACATTGTTGTACCTTGGGTTTCGAGATTCGTGAAAGGAAGACGGGAGATCGGGTTCAGAGTTCTTCGTCGCTACATAGGCCCTCCTGGGTTTGCAGTTTCAATCGTTTTTGGATGTTCCGCCGCTGCTCTTCGACGCTCTTGGGGTCCAGATGAAGCGCCCACTGCAAAGCAAGCCGCCAGCCGTCCAGCGGCGATTGACAGTTCTCCGCCGCGAGCATCAGGGGAGCGGCACAAGGTTGCTCGTACTCGGCGACCAAATCCCTGACGTTGCGAAGATGCGCCACCGGCTTGGCGTCAGGATCGTAGAGCAGGTCCATCTTTCCTTGGCGCACCGCTTCTTGATACTTCTTGCTGAATGCGGCGACCGTAGTGCGAAGCTCCGCAACCGGGGCGGCTTTCGCCAAGTTGACGAACTGGTGCTGATGGACCCGTGGGATGCGCGCCAGCCTGTAAGCCGATTCCAGCGGAATCTCTCCGCGATCCACGCACTTCTGGATGTCCGCACAAAGCCTGAGTAGCTGTAGCTTGTCGCGCACCCAGCCAGGACTCTTGTGGACCATCGTGGCGACCTGTGCGATGGTCACGCCGGGTTTGCTCGACAGGATCTTCTTCAACTGCCGGGCGTACTCCGTGGGCGTCGTTTCCGGCCGAATGGCATTGGCTTGAATCTGTGCCGCCAATACATCGTCGTCCGTGAGGTTGTGTTTGACGATGCTCGGCACCGCAGGCAGACGAAGCTCACGCGCGGCGGTGAAGCGGTAGAGTCCGTCCACCACTTCATATTTGCCGGGCTGCCGAGGCGACGGCCGCACGCAGATGGAATTGAAGAATCCCTTGTCGGCGAGCGAGTCCCGCAGTTCGAGGTACTCGACCGATTCCTTATTCACCAGCCGCAGGACCGCCCACGGTTCCACAAGCTGATCGGTCGGGATGTCTCGGTTTTCGTCGGGCATCGGCGTTTCCGCGTCAAAGGACACCTACACATGCGCCCAAAACGCGAGGAATTTTTCAGGAAACTTGAAAAAATCCCGCAGTTTTGGGCGCATGTGTAGGTGACTTTGCTTCGCAGTATTCACGCGAACCTAGAGCGTTTACACGCACCTTGAGGACGAGCCTTGAAAGTCACCGATGCTTTCCGCAATTTCCTCCAAGCCCGCAAGACGGCGGCCAACGCCGATCTTGTGGATGCCTGGACGCCGGCAATGGAGACGCAGTTGAACGTCGCGCCGGGCAAGGGGGAGCCGGTTGCCGGAAAGCGGTCAACCTGGTCGGACGGAATCAATAGTTGGTTCAACATCCGCATCCCGAAGAACGCCGCCACCGACCCCTCCTTTGACGATTACACGCTCACCTTCCCGCTCGAAGAGCACGCCGAGGGGATCGGTTGTACGGGATGGGACTGGCAGGCGCGGTGCTCGCGGTGGGTCGGCTTCGACTTCGACGCCATCACCGGCCACGCCAAGGGAGTGGGCGTCTCGGACGAAGCCTTGCAGCAGGTCAAGGACGCTGCCTGTGCCCTGGCTTACGTCGAGGTCCGCAAGAGCACGGGCGGAGGCGGCATCCACCTTTACGTGCGTCTCGATGGCATTCCCACGGCAAACCACACCGAGCACTCGGCCTTGGCCCGGTGCGTGCTCGGCATGATGGCCGGCGATACCGGCTTCGACTTTGCCAGTCAGATCGACGCCTGCGGCGGAGTCATGTGGATTTGGCACCGGAAGATGACGGCCGCCAACCAAGGGCTTTCGATCATCAAGCCGCCGACCAAGGTGCTCACGATCGCCGATCTGCCGGCCAACTGGCGAGACCACATCGAGGTCGTGACCCGACGCCGCACGAAGGTCCGCATCAACGAGGTTGCCGAAGAGAATCTGGACCCATTCGAGGCCCTGGCTTCCGGCCGGAGGATCGTGCCGCTGGACAAGAGCCACAAGGCCCAGATCGAAGCCCTGATGCGGTCCAACTTCACGACGCTCTGGATCGCCGACCATCACCTGCTGCAAACCCACACCTGCGCGCTGAAGGCCCTAATGGAAGGACCGGATGCGAAGGAACTCAAGCTGAAAGGTTTGTTCAGGACGAGCAGCAGGGGCAGCAATCCCGGCTCTCCCAACTGTTTCCTCTTCCCACTGCCGGACGGCGGCTGGAAGGTCTACAGCTTCTCGCAAGGCGTCGGCGAAGCCGAAACCTGGACGCAGGACGGTCAGGGGTGGACCACTTGCTACTTCAACCGACCGCCCGATCTTGGGACCGTCTGTAAAGCGTTCGGCGGCGTCGAAGACCCGGACCAAGGCGGGTTTGTCTTTGCGGAAGGTAATAAGGCCATCGAAGCCGCCCGCATCCTGGGACAGGAGATCAAGCTCGACGGCGAGTTCTGCAAGCGCCGCACGGTGCTCAAGGCCCATAAAGACGGCCGATTGGTGGCCCAAATCGAAGGCAAGAAGGATAACGAGCAACTGCCCGACTGGCTCGACAAGAAAGGCAAGTGGGTCCGCGTCTACGACGTGAGAATCGAAGCGGACAAGAAGGATGAACCCAGTTCTGCGGAGTACGACAACAGCATCCGTGACCTGA